TATTTGTGAATTGTACGACCAAAATAATTCAAGACACATAAATAAATCTTATACAATTTCTGTTGCTGATACTTGGGAAAAGAAAACTATAACTTATGATGGAGATACAACAGGTGCATTTACCAATGATAATGGTAATAGTTTAGAGTGTGCTTGGTGGTTAGGAGCAGGTACAACCTATACATCTGGTACTTTACAAACATCTTGGGGTTCAGGTACAAATGCAAACAGAGCAGTAGGTCAAGTCAATCTTGCAGATAGCACATCAAATGATTGGTACATTACTGGAGTTCAGCTTGAGGCAGGTTCGGTAGCCAGCGACTTTGAATTTTTACCTGTTGATGTAAATTTACAAAGATGCCAAAGATATTATTATAGAATAAATCCTAATAGTACTAGTGGGAGTATTGGATCAGCAGCTTATTATATTTCTACTGCTGTGTTTACAATGTTAGAATTTCCAACTTCTATGAGAACCTCTCCATCATTAGAATTAGCAACAGGGACAAATTATTATAATATTAATAGAAATGGAGATAACGATCAATTTAATGATTTTTCTTTAAATACATCAAATATTGATTCAGCACATTTATACACAGATTCAAACGTAAGTTCAACTGCTGGTTTTGCTGGTAGAACAAGATTTAACAGTGCAAGTGGATACGTTGCATTTAGTGCGGAGTTATAATTATGGAAATAGATAAAATAACAAAAATATATTTTGAAGGAAAAGTAGTAAGTTATGATATAACTTATATAGACTCTAACTTTAAAAAATCTGTACCAATAAACGAAGCAAACACAGATTACCAAGCAATCCAAGAATGGGCTGCAATCGACGGCAATAACATTACTGACCCCGGAGCATAGACCATGTACTTCGGTGCAACGGCTTTCTCTGAAGCAGCCTTTGCTTCACAAGGTATTAATCCATATGCATATGTAGAAGTAAACGGTTCAAGAGTAAATGAATCAACGGGTACAGTTGCCATTAGTGGTGCAGCTAATTTTGGTGTAACAGGTAGTAGATTAAATTTCACAATCGGTAATGTTCAAATTAGAGTTAACCAAAGAGTTGATGTAACAGGTGTTGCAACAGAAATTGGAACAGGTACTATAGCAATTACTGCAGGTGCAAATGTACTTCCAACAGGAAATCAATTCAACTTTGCAACAGGAACACCAACTTACGCATTTAAATACGATGTCACTGGATCAAGAATTAATGCAGATACCGGAGATGTATCAGTTGTTGCAGAAGCAGTTGTTGCATTACTCGGCAGTGAATTAGATATTGATACCGGTAGCCCTACTTATGCATTCAGGTATCCGGTAACAGGATCAAGAGTTGATTTAGATTCTGGAGATCCAACTATTATAGGTAAAGCAACTGTATTACCAAATGGTACAAGAGTTGATGTTGATAGTGGAACAGTTACAATTACTGGAGAAGCTAATGTTTCGGTTACGGGAAGTAGAGTTGATTTAACTATAGGAAATGTTACAACCAAAGCTAATGCTACAGTAGTTGTTACAACTAATAGACAAAATTTATCTACCGGAACAGTAACTATTTTAGCAAAAGCTAAGGTTTTACCTTCAGGTGTTGGTTTAGAAATAGCTACTCCAACTACTATTAATGTTAAGAAATGGGATGGTGTGGTACCAGGCGTTTCTCAAACTTGGACAAGGATACAAACCCCGTAAGGATATATTATGTTATTTGGATCACAATCATTTTCAGCAGCACCTTTTTCAAGTGAGATAGTACAAGCAGCTAATGTATTACTAACAGGTAATAGCTTAAATATTAGTATTGGTAATAGTACAGCTAGTGTGATAATAAACGTAGCTGTAACAGGTAATAAATTTAACCTTGCAACTAACCCCGTAAGTGTGATATCATGGAACCCAATACCACCAGGAGTAAATCAAGTTTGGGTTCCAATAGACCCAGATAATCCGTAGGAGAAATATGGCATCAAGTACATCAAGCGATTTAAAATTAGAACTCATAACAACAGGTGAAAAATCTGGTACATGGGGAACTATTACAAATACAAACTTACAAATTTTAGAACAAGCATCTAGTGGTTATTTATCACTTGCAGTAGGTGGAGCAGACGTTGCTTTGTCTCTTGCAACTTATGCAACATCAAATGGTAAAAATTTATATTATAAACTAACAGGAACATTAACTGCTAACAGAACAGTTACTATGCCTGATTCAGCGGAAAGAGTTTTTATAGTAGAAGATGCAACAGCAAGATCAGCTTCTAATTACACTTTAACAGTTAAAACTGTTTCAGGAACAGGTGTTACTTTACCTGTAGGATCAACAACAGTTTTATATTCTGATGGAACTAATATTACAGGAAAATTACAAACAAAAGGGTATTACACACCATCTGCTACTTATACTACAGTTAATGGTGATCAAGTTTTAATAGATACTTCAGGTGGAGGTATTGGTACACCCATTACTATTAATCTACCAGCATCGCCTGCAATAGGTAATGAAGTACATTTTATAGATTCAGGTAATAATCTTGCATCTAACAATTTAACAATCGGTAGAAACAGTTCTAAGATTTTAGGTGCCACTTCTGATTTAGTTGTTTCAGCTAATGGTTCTGCATTTACTTTAGTATATGTTAATGCAACTAGAGGCTGGATCTATAAAGACAACATATAGGAGCACGGACCATGGCTCTAATTGATTTTAAAGTCCTACCAGGAATTGATAAACAAGATACTACATCAGGTGCTGAAAACAGATGGGTTGATTGTGATAACACAAGATTTAGATATGGACTACCTGAAAAAGTGGGTGGTTGGTCATCATTAGTTACAGATACAATAGTAGGTGTTGCAAGACGTCAGTTTGCATTTGTAGATTTAGATGGAAATAGATATATTGCAATTGGTACTGATAAATTTTTACTTATATATTTTGAAGGTCAGTTATATGATATTACACCTTTAAAAACTACGTTAGCTTCTTGTACTATTGCAACAGTTAATAATTCTGCTGTTTGTTCTATTACAAAAGCAAGTCATAATTTAAGTGCTGGTGATATTGTATTACTAGATAGTGTAACTTTACCAAGTGGTACAGGTTATTCTGATTCTGATTTTGAAGATAAATTATTTCAAGTAACAAGTATTACAAGTTCAAGTGTATTTACAATTACACAATCAAGTAATGCAACAGCAACTGTTTCAACAGGTGGTAGTTTAAGTGTTAAACCATACGAAACTGTTGGACCCGCAGAACAATCTTATGGTTATGGTTGGGGTATTGATACATGGAGTAGTGGTAAATGGGGAGAAGCAGCCTCAGCATCTGAAGTAACTCTTGAACCGGGACTTTGGAGTTTAAGTAATTTTGGTCAAGTATTAGTTGCAACAATTGCAAATGGAAAAACTTTTACTTGGAATGCTGGGGACGCTGCAAGATTAACAACAAGAGCGTCAACAACTACATCTGGTTTTTCTACATCAGCTAATCCAACTGCAACTAGAGTTACATTAGTATCACCTACAACACGTCACTTAATTCATTTAGGAACTGAAACAACTATTGGAGATACAACAACACAAGATGATATGTTTATAAGATTCTCGGACCAAGAAGATATAAATGATTATACACCTACTGCAATTAACAGTGCTGGATCACAGAGACTACAAGATGGTACAAAAATTATAGGTTCATTAAAAGCAAAAGAAACAATTCTAGTTTGGACAGATAATGCTTTGTATACAATGAAGTTTATTGGTGCACCTTTTACATTTGGTTTTGAACAAGTTGGAACTAACTGTGGATTGATTGGTAAAAATGCAGCTATTGAAATAGATGGTGCTGCGTTTTGGATGTCTAATAATGGTTTCTTTATGTTTGATGGTACAGTTAAATCACTACCATGTAGTGTTGAAGATTATGTTTATGACCAAGCAGATACTACAAAAGGTCAACAAATTTGTGCTGGTATAAATAATCTATTTACAGAAGTAACATGGTATTATCCATCAACTAGTTCTGATTATAATGATCAATATGTAGTATTTAATTACGGAGAACCTATGAAAGGTGGAGTTTGGTATATAGGAACAGAAGCAAGAACTTCTTGGATTGATGCTAGTGTATATCCTAAACCATCGGCTACTAAATTTAGTGACTCAGCAACAGGTACTTTTCCTGTAATAGTAGGTGAGGATGGATTAGGTCAAACAACATTATTTGAACACGAAGTAGGAACAGATCAAGTTAATGCTAATGGTAGCACAACAACAGTTACATCATTTGTAAAATCATACGACTTTGATTTACAAGCAAAACAAAAAGATGCTCAAGGTAAATCAAGTGGTCCTACAGTAGCGGGTGAAGTATTTTTAGCTATGAGAAGATTTGTACCAGATTTTAAAGACTTACAAGGTAATGCAAAAGTAACCCTTGCTGTTAAACGTTATCCACAACAATCAGAGACAAAAACAGCTTTAAGTCCTTTTACAGTTAACTCAAGCACTGAAAAAAAAGATACTAGAGCTAGAGGTAGATTTGTTAATATTAAAATAGAAAATACAGACGTTAGTGAGTCTTGGAGATTTGGAACTTTAAGAGTAGATGTACAACCGGATGGTAAAAGATAATGGCTAAAGTAATAGTAAGACTACCAGAACCAAAAGAAGAGTATGACGTTTCTAACCAAAAACAAATTAATAGAGCAATTGCTTTAGTTGTAGAACAATTAAACTCTACATTTTTAAACGAACAGAAACAAGAACAAGAAAGGTTTGCGTGGCTTAATGGCTAATATATACACAAATGCAAAAGTAGATTTAACTACTACAGGAGAAACGGTTTTATATACAACACCTTCTAATTCTAGAGCAATCGTAAAATCTTTATTAATATCAAACGATGCTGGAAGTGCAGCAACTATAACAGTAACATTAACTAACGCAGCTAGCGCTGTATTTAGTTTATTTAAAACAAAGTCAATAGATTCTAATGCTACTGAACAATTATTAACAGAACCACTAATTTTATTAGAAAGTGAGGTATTGAAAGTTACCGCATCTGATGCTAATGAGTTACATGTAGTGGCATCTTTATTAGAAATAAACAGAGACTAAGGAGAAAATATGGCGTTTAAAGAAGAAGGATCAGTAAATTACACAATAATAAATGGTAAAAAAGTACCTGTTGTTAAGTGTGAAACTGAGGTAGTATTGAGAAATACACAAACAAGTTATGAGTATAATTCTGATCAAGAGGCAGAAGATGATATTAACAATGCAGAGACAGCAACACAAAGAGAACACGTGACAAGATCATTAAAAATTAAAGTAGCAGCAATGCCACCATTAGGAGCAGCGTCAGAGTAATGGCAATAACAAGAGCACAAATAGCAAGAGAACTTTACAAAAATGGTAAACGTGTAGGTTTAAAAGGTGGAGCGGATGCTTCTACTTTTAATAATCCTAATAAAAGTGTAAATGTGTCTTCAAGTGGAAGGGTTACAACAAGTAATAAAGCACCATCTGGTCCAGATAGAACTCGTACCTCTGATAGACAAGATTATAATACAGCGATAGCTACAGGGAAAAATCCATTAGGAATTGATTTAAGTAAAGGACCACCACCATTAACTGAAAAAGAAAAACAGTTTGTAAAAGACAATCCTCCGAAACGTACTTTAGCAGATTTTTTTGATAGAAGAAAACAAGCTTACAATTTTGCAAGATCATTACCGGGTGCAAAAAAATCTTCTTATAATAATTTAGTTGCTTACAGAAACTATTTAAAAAGTCAAGGAGCTGATCTTTCTACAATAGATAGATTGATGGAAGGTGTTGATGAAGAAAATGCCATAGGTTTTGATCCGTTTCAAGAATTAGCTTATGATTATGAGCCTAAAGGAATTACTGATATTGAAACATTAAGAGATTTATTTGGATCTGTAGATGAATCTGAAAAATACAAACCACCAACAACTGGTATGGGACCTTTTGATAAAATAACTGCTGTACCACAAAATTTTTCTGACTTTATGCTAACTCAAAGAAACAATCCTACTTTGTTTGCTGCAGGTGATCTTGGAAATTTTATGGATAAACCTAAACCTAAAGATTTAGTTAATCCTAATACAGGTGAACTTTACACAAACGCTGAATGGAATTCTCTTAAACAAGACATAGGACAAGATAGAGGGTTAATTGGTGGTGGTAGAGATAGCGATAATCAAACAGACCCATGTTTAGGACCCAACCCACCAGCTTATTGTGCAGTAAACAATGATCCAGCTGATCCTGCAACACCTACAAGAAACTTAGGTGGCCTTGCTCCAAGATTCGCGGGCTCTATATTTGATTTCACAGGTCTAGCAAACGGTGGACGTGCAGGAATGATGGACGGTGGTATGATGGAAGATACTCCTGAAGGAGGAATCATGGACCTTGAATCAGGAAGACAAATGTATTTCTTAGGTAAGTTAGTTAAGAAAGCAACAAGAGCAGTTAAAAAAGTTGCTAAGTCTCCATTTGGTAAAGCTGCATTAGGTGCAGCGTTATTTAAATTTGGTGGCGGTTTTGGTGGTGGAAGTGGGACAGGAATATTAAGTAAATTAAAAACAGGTTTAATAGGAACATTAAGTGGTGGAGAAGACAATATTTTTAAAGGTGGTAAGTTTAGTGGTTTAGCTAATTTTCTTAGAGATCAATACACAAGTGATGGAGGAAAACTTAAATTTGGTTTAGGTCTAGGTCTTGGAGTTCCTTTTGCTTTAGATATGTTAGGTGTAGGTAAAGATAAAGACGATGGTTTTGATATTGATGAATACTACAGAACAGCAGGTCTTGGAGGTCAATCTGGTATAGATGCAATTAGATTAGCAGGAATAGATGGATTGGCTAATAGATTTAAAGTTGCCGATGGTGGTAGAATAAATTATGCAGAAGGATCCGATGAACCGGTAGCTAAGAAGACTATGCCCTTATTAGATATGGATGGTAAAGAAATGGATTTAAGAGAAGATGGTGGGTTCGTGCCATTAGGTAGAATGGAAAGAGCAGACGATGTACCTGCTAGACTGTCTAAGAATGAGTTTGTCTTTACAGCAGATGCTGTTAGAAATGCAGGAGAAGGAGATATAGACAAGGGCGCAGAAGTCATGTATAACATGATGAAAAACCTCGAATCCGGAGGTGAAGTATCAGAGGAATCGCAAGGATTAGATGGCGCTAAAGAAATGTTTAAAACATCACAACGATTAGAGGAAGTATTATAATGGCGACAGAAACCACAATATCGCGACCAGCACCATTTGTAGAAGATCTAGGAAAAGATTTAGCCAAACAAGCCGTAGCCTTTACAGGTGTACCTATTGTATCAGGTGGCATTGGAAGTCTATCACAACAAACAGGTGAAACTGCAGAAGGATTTAAGGCAAGACAAGATGCTGCAAGAGCATTTACAACAAGACAACAAAATTTAGCAGGACTTGCACCAACAGTTGCAGGTCAAGATCAATTACAAAAAGATGCACAAGCTTTAGCTACACAAGGTGTTGGAGCATATCAACCTTTTTTAGATCAAGCAAAAGCTTCAACGGGACCACAAGCTTTTCAAGAATTTATGTCACCATATCAATCACAAGTTATGGAAGCATCACTTGCAGAGTTTGATAGAAATTCACAAATGCAACAACAACAAATTGCAGATAGAGCAGTAGCATCAGGAGCTTTCGGTGGTGAACGTGAAGGTGTTATGCAAGCAGAATATCAAGCAGGTTCAGATAGAAACAGAGCACAGTTACAAGCAGGATTATTAAATCAAGGTTTTCAACAAGCTCAACAAGCAGCACAACAACAGTTTCAAAATCAACAAGGTCTAGCTCAATTAGTACCTGGATTACAAGGAACAGATATTTCACGTTTAGGTTCATTGGGCGCATTGAATCAAGCGCAAACACAAGCAGGACTTGATGCAACTAGAGAAGCAAATAGAATGGCAGCTTATCAACCACAAGAACAATTACAAAACTACGGTAATCTTGTTACAGGTATCATGGGTGGAATGCAGGGATCAGGGACACAAACACAACAAATTCCAAACCCAGGATTCTTACAAACTGCATTAGGTGCAGCGGCTACTGGAGCAGGGATATACGGGGCATTGAAAAGACCTTAATATGACTAGAACTTTAAGAAGACCAATGTTTAGAATGGGTGGTTCTACAAGTGGAATCACATCTGGTTTAGATCAACCAAGAAAACAATACAGTACAGGAACAGATCCATACGATAGAGCTTTGAGTACAACTGAAAGAGCTATGAAAGATCTTGAAAGATTTAAAGGAGAAAACACACAATCAGATAGATTACTACCAGGTAGTTTACCAAACTTTTTAACTTCATTTGGTTTAAATTTAATGTCACAAACACCAAGAGGTGGTTTACTATCTACTGCTGCAACCGCAGCTAAAGAACCTTTTGCAACTTTTCAAGCAGCACAGTTAGCTAAAAAAGATGACAAGATGAAAAGAGCTGAAGACTTATTCTCTGGTGCATTATCATCTGAATATGATCTTGAAGAACAAAAACTAAAAAATTTAGGTGATGGTAGTGATGGTAGATTATCTCCAGAAGTTGAAAGAGATATTATTACAAATGCTCAACAAACTATATTTGATCAAAGAGCTATTATAAATAATCCGGAATCAACACCAGAAGAAATTGCAGCTGCTAAAAATAGAATTACAATTAATCAAAACGTTCTTGTAAAAGAATTAGGTGTACCACCTGAATATGCAGCGATACTTGGTGACCCCGATTTATTTGGTGATGCAATGGCTGATTATGTACAAACAGAAAACAAAAGAAGAATTGATGAGTATGTAGCAGACAATCCTAATGCTACTCCTAAACAAATACAAGACAACGTACCACAAATGCAAGAAGGTACGGCACAAGCTAGAGACTTTACAATAGATCAATTAAAACAAAAATACTATTACAATGATGGTGGTAGAGTAGGTTTAGCTTTTGGTGGAGATCCAATGATGCCAGCAGTTGCTGAAGCTCCCAAAGATGAAGTTCAAGATTTATCTTACACAGAACTTAGATCAAGATTACCACAAGAAATATCAAACGATATTATACAACTATTAGCTAATAGTAAACAAGCATTGATGGACTTTGCAAATATTCAAACGGGTGAAGACATCGCATCATTTAATCAACAGTACGACGTAAATCTGACATTACCACAGGGAGCTTAACATGGAGCCCTTTAAACCTAAAGATAATAGAATTGTTATCGACAAGGATACAGTAGCAGATACTTTAAGATCTACAATTACAAAAAAAGATAGACCTGTAAAATTTACATGGAAAGGTGCAGCTAATTTTGCAACTAGTGTTTTTAATACTAATCCTTTTGATCCTCGTAAGTTAGAAAGAATTAAAGAACTTACAACAACTAAAAACGTAAAAGAAAAAGATTACATAGATTTTTTTGAAGATATGGAAAAAGCTGTTTTGGGTGGTGTACAAAACATAGGTTATTCTTTTGGAGACTTAATTACTACTGGAACTGATGCAGCATTAGATACAAATCTAACAGAAAGATTAGATAAAGCATATCAAGAAAATAAAATTCAAGACCCTGAAACATTACTTGGAACAGTTAATAAAGTTCTAATTGAATATGGTATACCAGGTGGTGGCGTATTCAAGATAATGAATAGAGCTAAAAAAATTCTTAAAGGTAAAAAAGCTAAAGATGCAAACGCAGCGGCTAAAGCAACAGGGACCACGGCCAAAGGATCAGACATTGCAAAACGTGCTGGGTATATGGCAACTGCCTTTGGTGCAACTGATTTTATAACATCAGGTGCAAGACAAATAAATGAAGAAGGACCATTAGTTTTAAATAAAGAAAGTGAAGAAGGTTTAGAAGGAAGAGATTTAGCACTTGCAAGGTTTAGAAACAAATTAAGATTTGGTGCTGAAGGAACTATTATAGGTGCAGGTTTTCCTATACTAGGCAAACCTCTTGCAAAGATCGCAACTGTTGGTGCTAAGTATGGTATCATGAAACCAGCAGGTTATGCATTAACAGGTGTAGACACTTTAGTTGTAAGACCTGTAACTTATCTTGCAGCAAATGTACCAGGATCTGCAACAGCAGGTAAAGCAATTAGAAATGCTAGTAGCTTTGTTATTGATAAAGCATTAGCTCCTTTAAAAGTAGGAACTGGTGCAAAACAATTACCATCGTTTGATAAGTGGAGAATGTTTTCCACTAAAAGTAGTGATCCACTAGAGTCAAGATTAAAAAAATTAGACAACTTCTTATCTGCATTTAGATCATTAGGTAAAGGAACTGGATTAAAATACCAACTTACATCAGAAGCAGAAAGAACAATAAAATCAAAAAATAGAACTATAGAAAAATTTTTACAGTCTATTGAAAAAAAATCATATGATTTAGCAAAAAGCTTTGAAGGACAGTATAATTCATTAACTACATCTCCCGCAAGTAGAGATTATTATTTAGATAAAGTATTAGCTTTCTTAAAAGGTCAAACTAAAAAAAGTGATTTACCAAAAGAACTACAAGAAACAGCAGAACTTTTGAATAAAGAAATATTAAACACTAAAAAAACATTTGCAAACTTATTACCTGAAGGTGATCTTAAAAACTTTATGTTAAATAATATAAAGTCTTACATGAGAAAATCTTTTGCAACATTTAGTAATCCTGAGTATCAAGCAAGTGATAAATTAAAAAGCTCAGCTTCTAAATGGATACTAGAAAATGTAGTTAAAAAAAATAAAGACATAAGAGAGTCTGCTCTAAAAGAATTAAAAACTAAAAACATGACTGACAATCAAGCTTTACAAGAGATGGCCGAAAGTTTAACAAATAAAATATTGGTCCATACAAAACAAGATGGTGTCGATCCACTAAGGATTTTACAAAACATATCTAAAGATACTTTAAGATCTGATAAATTAATTAGAACAGGAGAAGAGTTACCTGATGTAATTAAAAAATTATTAGGAGAAGAAAACAATTTAAAATCTTCTGTACTACAGACCACATCACATGCAATTACACAAGCTGTTAATAAACAAACTTTAGATAAGTTAGCTAAGATAGGTATTGATGAAGGTTGGTTGTTTAAAGATAAAACAATTGCAGATGCTAGAAGAATGTTTGACGTAGAAAAAGTTGGAGACTTAAAAGGATTAGGTTTATTAAAAACTGGGATGAGTAAGTTGTTTGCTTCTAAAGATATGGCTAAAGCATTAAAAGGAGCACCTGGTACATTTGATAACTGGATACAAAGTTCTGTATACAGAAACATATTACAATTTAAAGTAGCTACTCAATTTGGTAAAACGGTTCTTTCACCTGTTACACAAGTAAGAAACGTTTCATCTGCTAGTATGTTCCCATTAGCCAATGGTCATATAGGAGGTAGAGCTTCTGTAACTGACTCAATTAAAATGGTTGTCGATGATATATTTGGTGCAGGTAAAGTAATAGATGAAGGTAAGTTTATAAAAAATTTAGAAAACAAAATTAGACTAGGTGTTATAGATGAAAACATTGTAGCATCAGAACTACAAGCAGTGTTAAAAGATATAAGAGCTGGAGCTAAAGTAAAAAACATGGACAGTTTAATTGCAAGATTAGCTGATTCAAAAATGATTAAAACAGCAACAAGAGTATATGCTGGAGGTGATAACTTATGGAAATGGTATGGCCATGAGTATGTAAAATCTCAAATGAAATCTATGTATAAAAATGTAGATGATGTTGCTAAATGGACAGAAGAAATTGTAGGTAGAAAATTTGATAAGTTTAATACATTCACCGGTAAAGCAAAAACATTAGACGAAGCTTTAGATGAAGCTGCTGCATGGCAAATAAGAAACACTTATCCTACATACAGTAAAGTACCACAAGTTATTAAAGATTTAAGAAAACTACCTTTCGGTAACTTTATATCATTCCCAGCTGAGATGATTAGAACAACCTATAATATATTATCTATTGGTGCTAAAGAAGCTACATCATCTAATGCACAATTAAGACAGATGGGATATAGAAGATTACTTGGTGCATTTGTAACTTTAGGTGGAGCAGAAAAAGGTGTTTCAACATTAGCTCAAAATTTAACAGGCACTACAATGGAACAGATAGAAGCATATAAAAGAAGTCTATCAGCACCATGGGATTCAAGAGCAGCCATTCTACCAGTTAATAAATGGAAAGATGGAGTTGGTAAAGCAATTAACTTTTCATACTTCAGTCCATACGATGTAATTTCACAACCATTTAGAGCAGCTATAAAAACTATTGAAGAAGGTAAATTAAAACAAAGAGACGTAGGTGATACTATGTTTAAACTTTTCTTTGGAGAAGACGGGCCAATAAGAAAACTAATTGATCCTTTTGTGTCTCAGTCAATCGCATTAGAAAAAATGTCAGATGTAATGCCATCAAATCTTTTACTAGGTGGTAGAGGTGGTGTAACTAAAACAGGAGCTGCTGTTTATTCTGATACAGATTCAGATCAAGATAAATTTATGAAAAGTTTAGGACATATATTTAGAGGTGTAAGACCAACATTTATTGATACAGGTGATAAATTATTAAAAGGTTTTACAGGAGATATTAAAAAAGGTGGACAACCTGTAAACTTACAAGATGAATTACTTGCAATGTTGTCTGGTATTAGAATTATCAATGTCGACGTACCACGAACCATGAACTACAAGATAACAGAATACAATAGAAATATTAGATCAGTTACAACTGCAGAGAAGTTTTTTAGTTTACAGGACTTTGAAAGTAGAGGACCCGAAACAATGGCACAAGAGTTTAAAAAAATTCAAGATGAAGCTTTTAAAGTTAATCAAGACTTCTATTTTATTTTAAAAGATGCAGAAACAGTTGGAGTTAGTGAAAGAGATTTAAGAAAATTATTAAGGGGTAGAAATATATCTTCTGCTAAAGCAAGAAAATTATTAAAAGGAGATAATATCCCTTACACAGCTTATGATTCTCGTATGAAAAAAAGAGTTAAAGAAGCTGAAAAAATTGCAAAAGAAAGAGGAGAAAAAATAGAAAAAGATTATTTTTATCCAAAAAGAATGTTTAGAAATATTGTAAGAGATTATGGTAAGAAAAAATTAGATCAAAGAGAAGGTAAAACAGATCTACAGAAAATAGAAGAGTTAATGAATTTAGATCAATCTAGTATTCCACAAAGAGATACAACTGTACAAACAGCCAATATACAAACACCACCATTACCAGGTACACCAATGCCAAAAATACAAAAGGTTGCGGCAAATATTAACCCAAATACTAACTTGACACAAACAGAGAGTGCATTACTATCACCAAGTGAACAATTAATAAGACAAAGGTCTAGAACATAATGGTAAACAGATTTAAAAGTTTGGGCGGTATGATAGGCAAGTCCTATCGGGTTTCTATTGTAGCGGGGGTTACAATATAATGACTAAAAAATCTGCGATGCAAAAAATTGAATCACACGAAAAACTTTGTAGAATTATGCAGAAACAAACTTTTGAACAGATGAAAGAAATGCAAGAAAGAATTAAAAGATTAGAATATTGGATAGTCGGAGGTATGGGAGCCGTACTATTAATTTTACTTTCAGATATAACAAAATAAAAAACTTTTATGCAATTATCGCGAAATTTTTCTCTTCAAGAGCTTACTAAATCAGACACGGCTATACGTAAGGGTATAGACAACGAACCTAACGCAGATCAAATAGATAAACTAAAAGCACTTTGTGAAAATATTTTACAGCCAGTACGAGATCAATTCGGTAGAGTTAAAGTAACCTCGGGATTCCGTTCTCCTGAGTTGTGTGCAGCCATAGGGTCGAGTTTGACCAGCCAGCACTCAAAAGCTGAGGCGGTTGATTTCGAATGTATGGGAGTCGACAACGCTGAAGTTGCTGATTGGATTAAAATGAATCTTGAGACAGATCAATTGATACTCGAATACTACACGCCAGGCGAACCTAACTCGGGATGGATCCACGCAAGTTACATACCTTTTAACCCTAGACATCAATACATGAGAGCTTATCGTGAAGATAAGAAAACTAAATACAAACCAATTATTGGAAAAGCAGTAGATCTAGTTTAGATCCAATCCTTAAGTTCTTCACCCATAACTTCAGATGCAATATTTATTTTATCTCTTAAAGCCTTCACAATCTTCTCGTCGATCGTGTCCTCGCAAATCAGATCAATATAAGTCACTGTTTTCTTTTGTCCTATTCTGTGTGCTCTGTCTTCTGATTGCAGCCTCTTTTCTAGATCATAACCGTTAGAATAATAAATAACAGTATTAGCTTGTGTAAGTGTAATACCATAACCACCTGTTTGAGGTGTACCTATGATAAATCTACACTTAGGATCATTTTGAAACTTACGAATAAAATCTTGTCTATCTTCTTGTGGCGTTAAACCATAGTAATGAACATAAGAATCTTTGCCATATACTTTAATTATCTTCTGTATAATCTCACCTACACTTAATTGATAATTGGCCCATATAATAACTTTACCTTCTGTATCTTCTAGTATGGACATTAATTCATTAAGTCTATTACTTTCAACTTGTTGTGTGCTTCCATCATCAGCAGTTACATAACCACATGTAATTTGATGTAGTCTCATAAGTTGAGTCAACACCGTCATAGTGGTTGTAACTTTACCATTAAGCACAGCAAGAGCCTGTTCTTTCATTTGTTCATAAACTTTCTTTTGATCTGGTGTCAGTGTTATGTGGCGTTTGATAAATACTTTAGGAGGTAAGTCTAAACAATCTTCTTTTAATACTCTGTATGAAAATTCTTTTACAGTGTCTGATAACTCACCTAAGTTTTGAAACTTATCTACTACTTGAATAGATCTACCATGTACATGCATTGTCTTCATTTCAGCATAACGGTTACGAAACGCGTAGTAAGAACTAAAGTCCAATAACCACGGATCAAGGAACTCGCACTGTGTATATAAATCAAGTGGATTCTTTGTAATAGGAGAACCGGTCATAATTCTTTTATACTTAGCATTAAGACCTATCTTAATAATATTTTTAGTACGTCTAGCAGTAGGAGTTTTAATTGTTGTAGACTCATCTATTGCCATCAAAGTTTTATGTGAGTTAATAAACTTAGTTGCAAACTTAACACCTTTTTCTGTACTTAATGCTTCAACATTCATAACTAAAATATGTAGTGCACTATCTATTTCAAATAAAGAATCTAATTTTTCTTGTTGTGTTTTTGTAATATTTGGTTGCCACAATACAGACACATTCTCTATATGATCTGGTAAGTGTGTAGGAAGTTCTTGTTCGTACCAAGTTTTAACAACACCTTTAGGTGCAATAATTAAAGCACTGTCAACTTTACCTTTGTCATACAACATAGCAAGATTGTCTATTAATACTTTTGTTTTGCCTGTACCCATTTCCATAAAGTAAGCAAAGTTTTCTTTGTTCCAAGATTTTTCTAATGCAGTTAATTGATGTGCATAGGGTTTAGTTTTAAATTTATAATTCATAATTTTTTTTCTTCTTTCTAGTTGACATCTATATAAACATGATTATATTGTTTGTCAATGTCAGAAAGAAAAGTTTATGTAATACAAGAGATACCAGGTAGCCAAGCAGGTACTCCTAAAATAAATATTATGGGTGCAGCTTCTTATGCTACATCTAATAAATTTAATTTTTTATTACCAGAGTTTTCTCAAATGATTTTTTCTCCTGGTCCATTAATTTTTAAATTAAGAAAAGGTTTAAGAGATTATACACCAGAAGATTATTTATTATTAACAGGTGATCCTGCAATCATTGGTGTTGCATGTTCTATTGTATCTGATATTACAAACGGTAAATACAATGTATTGAAATGGGATAAACAAGAAAGAAAATATTATCCTATTGAGATTAATCTATACGAGAAAGGAGAAATAGATGATTAACTTTGAACAAGACCAACAAGATGCAATGAGTAAAACTGAAAACATTCAGTCTCTTGCAGATCAAGTAGAAATGTTAGAGGGGTTGCACAAAAGAATAGAGGCAAGTGAAACTAACATTAAAGATTTAAAAAAAGAATACCAACGTATATCAGGTGAGGTTATACCAACCATGATGTCCGAGATGGGTTTAGCAGAATTAAAACTACAAGATGGATCACATCTTAAAGTTTCAACGACGTATCGTGCTACTATTACAGAAGCAAATAAAGAGACGGCGTTTAACTGGCTTCGAGACAATGGACTAGGTGATATTATTAAGAACGAGATCTTGGTATCATTTGGTCGTAACGAAGATAACAAGGCAGCATCATATGCTGAACTTGCGAAGGGTCAAGGGTTTCAACCGACACAAAAGATGAAGGTTGAGCCTATGACTCTGAAAGCGCTAGTCCGTGAGCGTATTGAGGCAGGTAAAGAAATGCCAACGGAAATCTTTGGGGTATTCTCAGAGAATAAGACAACTATAAAAAGGAACAAATAAACATGAACCAAGTAGCAGAAAAAAAGAATAATGCGTTAGCAACATTTGATATGGAAGCTGATGCATCACAAGGCGCTCAGAATATATCGCAAGAAGATCTTGCGTTACCATTCTTAAAAATTCTGGGCCAACTATCACCAGAAGTAAACAAGCGTGATGGTAAATATGTCGATGGTGCAGAACCAGGCAAAATAATAAATACTGTAACTAATGAATTGTATGACAGTTTAAATGTTGTACCATGTCATTACAAAAGACAGTACATCGAATGGCAAGACAGAGGTACCAGTACAGGTGCACCTGTTGCAATGCACGAGGCAGACAGTGACATTGTAAGTCAGACGACTAGAGGTAAAGATTATAAAGACAGATTACCGAATGGTAACTATCTTGATAACACAGCTAGTCACTTTGTATTGACTCTTGGAGATAATCCACAGACAGCTTTGATTTCTATGAAGTCTACTCAACTTAAAGTTAGTAGAAAATGGAACTCAATGATGATGGGTATCAAGATGCAAGGTAAAAACGGTTTATTCACACCGCCAACTTATAGCCACATTTATAAACTAGAAGCCGTTCAGATGTCTAATGACAAAGGAACATGGTTTGGTTGGGATGTATCTAAAGTAAGTCCAGTACAAGACAAAGCTGTATA